GAAGTATCCATCCAAGTAGTTCTAATTGAATTAGTATTAACTCCTGTGTACCAATTACCCATAGGAGTTGGTTGAGTAGTTTGACCGTAGTTATAAACTACATATCTATTATTAAAATCTGATCCTGTTGTAGGATACCACCACGTAACTTCTGTAAATAAATTATTTATACCTGCATTAATTTGTTGACCTTTAGTAGTGTCGGCGTCATCAAAAACAAAATCTTCAACACTACAAGGTAGTGTATTTACTGTACCATCAAAAGAAAAGAAACCATTGTTTGACATCCAATAAGCAACACCATCGATTTCTACGCAAGCATTTTTACCAATCAATCCACAGTTAGTACCAACTTGTTCAAAACCAAATGTAAAGGGTGCACCTACAAATTTCATCGTGTACAGTGCATTATCTGTCCATACTAAAATATTTTCTTTAGCAGAAATAGCTCCTATAATTTTTGTACCATCTTGTAGTCTTTGCGAACCTGCTGTGTTTACTGCTTGAATAGTATACTCATTTATATTTTCTTGTTCAGAAAATCTAATTAATAAATCTTCTTGAGAAGTAGGAGTACCAATAGTAGCTTCGGTTCCAAAATGAATTAAGTGTCTTGTTGTAGGAGAAACTAAAGTTAATCTACTTTTATCAGGATTATCTGTTGTCTTAAAATTATTTGTAAGTTGTGATGCTCTTACTGATAATCTTGCTGCATCTCCAGAGTTCCATGTAAATGTTTTTCCGTTAGAAATTGTTGCAACTAATACTTCACCAAAACTACTTAAAGACCATAAACCTGGCTCTAAAGTAACAGTAGCTGCTGCTACTGGATCTCCATAGCCTGTCCAATTGGTTGCTTGAGTAACTAAAGTACTTGTTGGTGTACTACTTGGAGCGGTAGTTCCTAATTGTGATCTACTAACTGTAGTTAAGTTACCAGGAGCTGCATTTGTATTTCCGGTATAAGTAATTAATTCAGAAGTAGATGCATAATTACCACTTGAGAAATTACCAATTAAAGCTGTACCTGTTGTTGTAAAATTTCTTGAATCTGCCAGAGCAACAGTTGTATCTGACGCTGCAAGTACTCCACTTAAACTACTTGTTGCAGAACCTTGAACTGTTCCACCAAATTGTCCTACACCATAACCATATCCATAAGTCTGTGCTGCGGGTCCAACTATTGCATAAGGCTTAACATTACAAGATCCATCTGTTAATGTTCCTGTACCTGCTTCTTGAGTAGGTGAAGTAATAGTAAATGTAGTGTTAGAAGGAACGGTAATAATTTGAAAAATTTTGTCATCAAAATCACTATTAGGTAAATTAGATCCTGTTGGAGTAACTGCTGCATCTAAAAATACAATATCTCCTTCTTCAAAACCATGAGCAGTAGTTCCTGTAGTTACTGTTACAGATTTATTACTAACATTAGTTGTAAAAGTAGAAGATAAACTAATAGCAGCTCCATTAGCATCAGTATCAAAAGGAGTAATGTCAAAAAACTTTCCTTCAAAATAACAAATTAAAAATTTGTCTGTACCTATAATTACATATCTGTTTCCAGAAGTATCTACAAGAGCATGTTGTTTTCTAGCAACACCTACTAAGGTATCAGGTAATAAAGATTGCCACCCTCCTACTTTTTCAGGTAGTCCATATCTAAATCTTACGTTATCAGAATCAATCCATCTTCCAACGGCTCCGACACTAGTGTCTTGTTTGTCAATTCCGGGTGCAAATTTAATTTGTTGTAGAGCCATTAATTAGCTCCTATGTGTTGTTTGATTTTTGTATCCAACCCTTACCTGCAATATTTGTATATATAAAAGTAACCGATTGATTGTTTGTTGTTAAGTCTAAGGCAGTTGTAGCATTCTGATATTTTAAACTATTAAAGTTTACTGTACATTTGTTTGTAGCAAATCCATTTGAAGCAGAAGCATCCATAATAGTTATTTCATCTCCTGTAGCAGGAGCTGCAGGCATTGTGATTGTTACAATATTATTTTGTGTGTCTACAAAAATTTGATCTCCAGCTACAGCTGTGTAAGCAGTTGCAGTTGCTGAATTAATAGAAACAAAACCATTATTTAAAAAACCACCTAATGTAGTTGCAGGTGTTGCACCATTAGAAACTAATAACATCGTAGCTCCAGAAGGTATTGCAAGAGGAGTTGTTTGACCTGTAGTTTTTATTGAAAGAGTATGATTAGTTCCTGTAACTCTTCCTGTTGCATCTTCTATAATAAAAACTCTAGTAGCTGTGCCACCTGTTGTAGATGCTGGCATAGTTAAAGTTGTGTTACCAGATAAGGTACCAGTTAATTTTAAATATAAATGTTTACCATCGGCGGTCGACGATCCGTCAGCTAAACTTAATGTTTGAGTAGTACCTGTTATAGGCACTGCTAAAAAAGCAGTAGCTGCTTCTAAAACTTGTAAATTAGTATTGTTGATTGTACCCCATAGACCAGCTTTTTCTCCGGTTGCTACGAGTTCTAATGATAAATCTGTTGAGTATGATGATGCCATATTAGTACGGTTTTATTGGTGTCCAAACCATTGTTGCTCCTGGTATAATTTCATTCCACGTTATAATTCCAGTTTCATTTACTTTTAATGTTAACGGAACTCCGGTAACAGTTACTACTGCGTTACCTGAGACCACTATACCACTCGCAGTACGTAACGTCAATTGGTTTTGAAGGTTCGTTGGATTGATAATAGCACTACCTGAAGCAGCAGATGATGCATCCATTGTACCTAAAGTTAATGGTGTTTTAAGATTTGTTGCTGGAACAATACCTGTACCTTGTACTGTAAAAGTACCATGTTGAGCTGTTTTTAGTTCTAAAGGATCTGAAGCAGTTACAACATTAATAACAGTTGTAGCTATTCCTACAGGTCCAATACTTAAAGTTAATGGTGCACCAACTACATTAATTACAACATTCCCTAAAAATGGAGAAGTTGAAAATGGTTGTGCCGAAAAAGAGTCTTGTCCTAATAACATATAAAATCCTTAAAAGGAAGCAGGGGGTATGTGGTGGTGCCCTGCCTCCATCTAAAGATTATATCATCGTTTAAACCAAGAAGGAAGACCTAAATGAGGACGCTTGTCAAACATATTATCTTTTGCACCAACGGTTTTACGGTTGTTATAATGAAGAAATACTTGAACGCATTCCTTACCTCTAAATTTATTTCGCCAATGCTCTAGCTCACAGCCAGAATAGACTAACATATCACCTTGTTTAAGATCTACTTTAATTCCTTTTTTACCTACTTCTCCTGAAGGTTCCAAGTATATTGGCCAGTCATCACCAGCAAGATTCATAGTCGTAGATATCTCACAACTAAATCTATCTTTGTGTCTTTTAAGTTCATCACCTTTTTTATAAATTCTTGCATAAGTATAAGCTGGATATAATTTTAATCCTGTTGCCTCTTCCATTTTAGGTTGGCATTTTAACATTAATGTTTCCATAGCTATATTAGAATACTGACTATAGGTTTCTGGTATCTGTTCATCTTTACCTTCGTAATGACCTATAATATTTTCAAAGGGTGAAATGTACCTAGCTTGTCTACAAGTATCATAAACTTGTTTTTGCATCATAAAATAGTTTGCAACAAAACTAGCTAAGTCTTTTGATATAGCTTGACGAATAACTGTATATTTTTTTTTCTTAAACATCCTTAGCCATCTCTTTTGGCACTGCTTGTATGTTCCAATGTATAAATCTAAAAGGCTCAAGTCCAAAGTCTACACTAAACTCGTGTTCTAAAAATCCTGGAAAGATAATTAATGTTCCAGGTGTTGGTTTAAAATGTATAAGCTCACTACCACTTAACACACCTTTTTGATCTTTCATTTTTAATTTTGTAGCACGTGCACCGGTCCTCGGTTCGTGAAATACTGGCATTGATGTTTTGTCACTACACTTTAAAAAATAAAATCCTGATACGTGTTGATTCCAATGTACGTGTGCTGAATGATGACCACCACCTTTTTTAGCAAACTCTTGTACCCACAT